TTCAGGACTTCTTGAGTGATGTATTGGAAAAAGTATTGACTGGTGCTACAGAAGAACAAGTATTAGATCATATTACTCAATTCCGTACAGAATTCAAGGCTCGTCCAGGTTGGGAGAAAGGTTCGCCTAAACGTGCCAACAACATTACAGAATACGAAGCCAAAGAAAAGAAACAAGGCAAGGCTAATATGCCTGGTCATGTAAGAGCTAGTATTAATTGGAATACTCTGCGTAGAATGAATTCTGACAAATACAGTATGCAGATTACAGACGGACAAAAAGTTATTGTATGTAAACTTAAAGCAAATCCTTTAGGTTATACTTCAGTGGCCTATCCCGTCGATGAACTACGTTTACCTAAGTGGTTCATGGAACTTCCATTCGATGATGCCGAAATGGAACAAACTATTATCGATAATAAACTCGATAACTTAATTGGCGTTCTTAACTGGGATATTAAATCCACAGAAGAAAAGAACACATTCAATCAACTGTTTGAGTTTTAAAGGCTTGACTTTGACCAAAAACCTAAATATAATCAACATTAAGGAGAACTATAAATGATTAAAGATATTCTAACAGACATCGTAGCACATACACACAGCCTAGGCTTTTTGCCTTTGGTAAAGATTACAGGTGCTAAAGATAGTACAACTATCGAATCAATGGCAGAAGACCGTAGCGTTATCGTTACTGCCACTGCACACAAGCCAGTAACAGAATTTGACGGCACATTTGGTATGCCTAACTTAGACAAGTTGAATCTTCACTTGAAGAATCCAGAGTACAAAGAAAACGCAAAGATTGATGTAGTTACTGCGGAACGTAATGGCAACACAGTTCCAGTAGGTCTGCACTTTGAGAACCAAGCAGGCGACTTCCAAAACGATTATCGTTTTATGGCTTCTGAACTTATCAACGAAAAACTAAAGTCAGTTAAGTTCAAAGGTGCTACATGGGAAGTTGAATTTGAGCCAAGCATGGCGGCTATTGGTCGTTTGAAATTGCAGAGTGCGGCACACAGTGAAGAAACTGTTTTCCAAGTTCGTACAGAGGATGGCAACTTAGTATTCTTCTTTGGTGATGCTAGTACACACGCTGGTAGTTTTGTATTCCAACATGATGTTGGTGGTAAGTTAAAGCACACATGGAGTTGGCCTGTTGCACAAGTGCAGAGCATTTTGAATCTCGATGGTAATGTTACTATGAAGATTGCAGATGCAGGTGCTATGCAAATTACCGTAGACAGTGGTGTAGCAGTTTATGATTACATTTTGCCTGCACAAAGCAAATAATGAAGATCATATTAGACTACATTAAATCGCATATACCCCAAATGGAAATGATTGGGGTTATTATGCGTATCATTAGTTTTACTTTAGTATCTTGGTTAGGTCCAGCAAGTCCATTTATGTTTGTCTGGATCTTTAACACTCTAGATGCTATACTTTTAACCTATTGTGCTACACTAAAGAAAGACAAAGCATATACTTTATTAAATGCGTTCTGGATCATAGTAGGCATAGTAGGTATTGCGAGAGCAGGTGGCTGGATTTAATGAATAAAAACTTAACCGCAACACAGAACGACTACGCATACTTTTTGCCGGCAACCAGTGGTTTCTATAGTACCTTTATTGGTAAACAAAGATATGGAAACTACGTTGATCCGGCAAGAGTGCCTGCTAGTTTTAAAAACGGAGTAGAAAGTCTAAACTACTTAGAACCTGAAAAAGGTGCGTTCTACTACGACCATTGCTTGTATAGTGCAGGTCATGCTAACTTAGACCTTAACAAAGTTGACCACAGCGAAGATATGTTTCGTAACAGAGACCGTAGTACTAGTTGGGTACTAGGCGACTCTGGAGGTTTCCAAATTGGTAAGGGTGTATGGGAAGGCGACTGGAAGAATCCTAACTGTCCTAAAGCACAGAAGAAACGTGAACAGGTTCTTAAGTGGATGGATAGTCTAATGGACTATGGTATGTGTCTTGATATTCCTGCTTGGGTAGCTCGTAGTCCTGCTGGACAAAAAGCCACAGGCATTACTACATACGCAGAAGCAGTACAAGGAACTTACATCAACAACGATTGGTTTGTAAACAATCGAAATGGTAATTGTAAATTCCTAAACGTTCTACAAGGCGAAAATCATACTGATGCCGATGACTGGTATGATAGAATGAAGAAGTATTGTGATCCTACTGTCTATGGTGACCGTGCATTTAACGGTTGGGCCATGGGTGGACAGAATATGTGCGATGTACACTTAGTCCTAAAGAGATTAGTAGCATTACGATTCGACGGATTACTTGAACAGGGCAAACAAGATTGGATGCACTTCTTAGGTACAAGTAAACTAGAGTGGGCATGTTTATTAACAGACATTCAACGTGCTGTACGCAAATACCACAATCCTAACTTTACAATTAGTTTTGACTGTGCAAGTCCTTTCCTAGCAACTGCCAATGGTCAAGTGTATGTTCAAACAGAAACACAGGACAGAACTAAGTGGGTTTATAGAATGTTGCCTAGTATCGATAATAAAAAATACAGTAAAGATACTAGACTATTCCGTGATGCAGTAGTACAAGACGGACATTTTAAAAACTTTGAAAACAGTCCAATTATCGATGGTGTTCAAATTAAAGATGTCTGTATTTACGGACCTGGCGATTTGAATAAAATTGGTAAAGAAGGTAAAACTAGTTGGGACAGTTTTAGTTACGCTATTCTGATGGGTCATAATGTTTGGATGCACATTAATGCTGTACAAGAAGCCAATCGTCAATACGATTTGGGCATGGTTCCTGCTATGTTGGTAGAAGAACGTTTTGACAGACTGTTCTTCAAAGATGTAGTAGATGCTATATTTTCTACCAGCAGTCGTGCAGAAGCAGACAAAGTCGTCGAAGAATACAACAAGTTTTGGCAAAGTATTATTGGAACTCGTGGTGCAGTAGGTAAGAAAACTGTAAACGCAAGTACACAATTTGCCAAACTGTTTGACGAAGTAGAGGAAGAGAGTGTACAATTAGAACACGGTGAAGAATTTACCGATGACGAAATTGCTAAACTTGACGAACTCGAAGAAGGCGTAAAATGAAAAAACTCTTAGGCATTGGTGTTTTGGCAGTATTTGGTTTTGGATTATTTTATAATACGGCAGATGCCGTAGGTCCAAACGATTACTATCTTGTAATTAAATTTGCAGAGACTGGCAACACCATTGCCCTAGCAGATAAGTTCAACGGGCACGAAGCCTGTATATCCTCCCCGGATTATGCTATGCATCAGATAGCAGGAAAGCAATCCGGATCTCTTATTAAATGTGTTAACGAATTACCAACATATAGATGAAAAGTTTAGTTGTAGGAATGGGGATAGGACAGTTATATAAATCTGTCCTAACTCAATTAGATTACGAAGTCTGTACTGTCGATACCGACATTAACAAAAATGCTGACTTCCCTAGCATAGAACCAGCCATATTACTTCACGGTTCTTTTGATACTGTGCATATCTGCACACCAAATTTTACGCATTTAGAATTAGCCGTTAAACTGGCTCCTATTAGTAAAATTGTCTTTATAGAAAAGCCTGGATTAATTGACAGAAACGAGTGGGCAAAGTTGTGTAAAAGATTTCCACGCACACGATTTATGATGGTCAAAAATAATATGTGGCGTGATAATATTGCAGAGTTACAACAAAAGGCTAGTCTAGCAAAAAATGTAGACATTGAATGGATTAGACGTAACTGCATTCCTAGCCCAGGCAGTTGGTTTACTACACGTAAATTGGCATTCGGCGGAGTTAGTCGTGACTTAATGCCACACTTATTAAGTCTATACATTGCACTAAACCCTAACTGGCGAATAGATTCTTTAAACGGAGTTGCCTCAATACAAAACTGGCTATTAGAAGATATCGAAAGCACAGAGTATGGAACTGTTAACCCAAACGGAACATATGATGTAGACGATTTATGTAATATTCACTTTAGTAATAAGTGGTCATTACGTGCTAACTGGCGTACTATGGATACTGAACGTAGTGCTATTACATTTATCAACCAAGATAATTCAAGAGACGTGTTTGAATTAGGATGGTGTCCTGAAGAAGCATACCTAAATATGATTAAGGATGCTATTACAAACCTAAATAATGACGAGTACTGGAAAGTACAATTAGAAATCGATCTTTGGATACACGAAAGAATAGAAAATCTATGAATAAAGTACTAGCAACAGAAGGAAACGGTTTCTTTTATGAAACCGATTATCATGTTCCGCCATTAACAGAAGACGAAATCTGTGTACGTGCTGTAATGACTGGTGTATGCCGTAGTGACATTGATATGATGCAGGGTAATTTTGGACCATTACCTATACACATGCAAGGCCATGAAGGCTTAGGCAAAGTTATTGGTATTGGTGCAAACATCAAAGACGTTGCTATCGGCGATTATGTTGCCACTCGCGGTGAGCCAGCATACGCAGACATATACAATGTTCGAGAATTTGAATATGTAAAAGTTCCAGAAGCACACCCAAAGTATATTTTAGAACCTGTTGCCTGTGGTATTAATGTAGTACAACAGGCTGTTTCTGATATCTACAAAAGAAGCGGTGAAGATAAACGTCTATTAATTTTAGGCAGTGGTTTCTTAGCCTGGGTGGCTTACCACACTATTCGATTAAATCGATTAGATTTTGATATTACTGTAGTTGGCAATAACAACAAAGAGTTATGGGGCGATTTATTAAGCGATTCTTATAAAGGCACCTTTGATGTTGTTATTGATTTGAGCAGTAAAACTGATGTATTCGACAAACTAATTGTAAACAACGAAGCGTTGGTTGTTTTAGGTAGTCAAAAAATTGTTACCACAGACTTTAGTAACTTACTTTGGAAAGCCTGTACTATGGTGTTTCCAAGTCCAAGAACAGATAGGTTCTATGACTGTATGAAGGATGCGGCTATTTGGATAGAAAACGGTGAACTAAATGTTGACAGTTTCTGGACAAAGAGCTATAATAGAAATACGGAATGGCAACAAGCGTTCGCAGACGGTGTTAATCGTCCGGAAGGTTATAGCAGAGGATATATCAAGTGGGATTAAACACAGAAGAAAGACAAGACATTGTCTATTTTACAGGATACGAAGTTGAGCATACTATTTGTTATGGTATGAAAACTTTGTTTGTTGTAGGTACGCCACCTTTAGAAGATATTATCTATAAAGCACGACAGCATGAAGTAAAACATATCTACTTCGGTACTAGTCAAAGTTTTAATCCTAAATCTATTAGCCAAGAAGAATATAAAGCGTGGGATGATATTATCATTGGCTGTTTAAAAGCAGACTATTGGGTTTCATTAGACTTCGGTGTTGAACACATTGAAGGTGTATTGGAATCTGCGTATAACGAATACCCTCGCTTTGTTCCTATGATTAGTGTTAAGTTACCTTACATTAATCAACTCAACTACAATGCCACACTTAAACTGGATGACCGAACTTGGGGTGCTACAAATCCAGGTGTGTGGACACATCACTTACAGAGCCTAATGACTAAAGACAAGTATACTCATTGGGATCAGTACACTCAAGATACACCAACATGATTATCAAACAAGACATTCGACCAAATAAAATGATCTGGGTAACTTTCCGCAAAGAAGGTATCCACAAATATCCTGCGGCACTAACAGATCCTAATCTAGCAACAGGAGACGAATATGACGTATCGTTTTTGGGTCACCCTCATCGCCACATCTTTCATTTCAGGGTGTGGATCAGTGTGCAACACAATGACAGGGACATCGAATTCATCCAATTCAAACGATGGCTCGAGTCGCTGTATAATGGTCAAGGTGCCACTATAAGCCTTGACTACAAGAGTTGTGAAATGATGTCTGACGAATTATATGACATCATTAGCAAGAAGTATCCAAATCGTGAGATTTGGATTGAGGTCTCCGAAGATGGAGAAAATGGTTCATTCATCAAATACTAAAGGAAACAATGATGAAAAAAGAAGTCGTTCAAATTTTTGACGATCTTGACAATCTGCTAGATTTTTGCAGATTCAACCTTCTGCCTTACAATGAGGCAGACTTGTATAACCGCCAAAGCAAAACTTGGCAGGCTTACGAGGCGTCTAAGCGTCCTCGTCGTTATAACAACGACAGACGATTTGAAAATCGCCCCCGTAATAACAACGGGTATAATAACAACTACAGGAACGGTCGTCAATGACTGTCTACTTAGTAGACCTTGAACCGGTAGAAACACGCTATACAGCGCAGTGGAAGACCCACCTACCGGCTATCCTAAGAAAGAGAGGACATGATGTTCAAGTTTTATCTGGCCCTACGGATATTCCTAGTGCAACCACTCCTGGCGCTTTTCTTAATTTTGGTGGCACCAATATATATAAGTCTGCACAAGTTGAGCAAATGGGTAGGCTATTTTGCTCCGGATCAGTGGCTCCTAATGATCACTTCATCTTTACTGATGCTTGGCATCCGGGCATTATAAACTTAAAGTATATGAGTGAACTTTTACAGATTCCTGTAAAGATTCATGCATTATGGCACGCCGGTAGTTATGATCCTCAAGACTTCTTAGGAAGACTTATTGGTGATGCGCCTTGGGTTAGAAATGCTGAAAAGAGTTTCTTCCATGCTATAGACCATAATTACTTTGCTACAGATTTTCACATCGATATGTTTGCCCATAATTTACTAAGCATAGATTATGCTACGGCAAAACTATCTTATATGGATAAAGAAAAAATTGTACGCACAGGCTGGCCTATGGAATATATGGAAGATATATTAACTCCATACAAAGGCATGAAGAAGCGTGATTTAATTCTTTTCCCACATCGCATCGCACCAGAGAAGCAAGTTGAAATTTTTAGAGATTTAAAAGAACACTTGCCACAGTACGAGTTCGTAGTCTGTCAGGATCAACAACTAACAAAGAATGAATATCATAACTTGTTAGGCGAAGCAAAAATAGTGTTTAGTGCGAACCTACAAGAAACATTGGGCATCAGTTGTTATGAGGGTGCTGTTGTAGATGCTATTCCTATGGTGCCGGATCGGTTAAGTTATACTGAGATGTATTACGATACATTTAAGTATCCTAGCGAATGGACTGAAAGTTTTGATTCTTACAAAGCGCATCGTCCTGAGATCTGTGCAAAAATTATCCAGTACATGGATAACTATGAAAAGTTTTTACCACAACTTAGAAAACAAACGCAGGATTTAACTGAGCAGTTCTTTTCTGCAAATGGACTCTTAGAAAGACTTGTATGATATTAAAACTGTTAGAACGTCTCGGCCGTAAACGTATTATTATGGATCGTACCTGTGACGAGCCGTTACTCACACGCTACTATCTATTTCTAAAAGATCGCACATGGTTCCCGTTTAATATATTCTTACATAAGTTCCATAAAGGCGATCCAGACGATGTACATGATCATCCTTGGCCTTATGCTACCTTAATTCTTAAAGGTGGTTATTGGGAGTGGATTCCACAATTTAACAGTCAAGGTATAAAAGTCTGTGAAATTGCTAAATGGAGAAAGCCTGGACATTTTAGAATTTGTAGTGCTAACAGTTTTCATAGAATTGAAATTGATCCCGATGTAGAGTGTTGGACACTCTTCATGCCCGGTCCGCAAAAGAGAGAATGGGGATTTCTCGTTAATAATAAATGGATACCAAATGGCGAATACCTATATAAACGGAAACTTACCAAACAGTAGTACAATAACAATAACCAGCGGTGGAACTAGTAGTTCAGGATCTGTATTAACTGCCACTGGCGCTGTACCTAGTTTTACTGGAGCGTCTGGAACTTCTTATACAACTACATGGGCCAGCCCAAATACTAACTTTACTAGTTCAAATGGTAAGACAGTAATGACTATGCCCTACGGCGAAGATAAAATCGTTTTAGAAAAATCGGCTACATTGGAAGTTAAGGGAAATGTTGTAATTAATGGCATTGATTTAGAAGAACGGTTAAAGACTATAGAAAAAGTCTTGATGATTCCGGAAAGAGATGCTATAATGGAGACTAAGTATCCATCGTTGAAAAAGAAATACGACGAATACATTAAGGCGTTGGCAAAATATAGAACTTGGGAAGCAATTAAAGGCGAAGACAATGACTGACAATAAAGAACTTAAAGTAGAATTTGCACCTGGTGCATTTGATCATTTCGAAGGTACACAAGAAGAGCTAGATGCACTTTTAGTCGAAATTCAAAAAATGTTCGAGGGCAAAACTGCTGAAGAAATTCAAGCAATGAGCAGACCGTTGTCTGATGAAGACTTTGACGACTTGCCTGAAGAAGTACAGATACAACTGTTAAAAAGTGTCGACGAAGAAGATCTTGAACAAGAATTTAAAAGGAAGTTACAATGAGAGAATTACATCCAGATGTTGCTAATACAGCAAAAGAAATGATCATTAAAGAAAATGAAGGTTTTAGGCTTCGTATGGAGAAATGGCAATCCGTTAATCCTAAAGAATTGTTTTCTATCGACTTAATCCAAGAAAGTCTAGATGATGAAGGTAAAGTACGACACACAAGTACTTACAATTTCAATATGACTAAAGAAGAATTACAAGCTCTTGCCCACGGGTTAACTGCATGAAAAAAGTATACTACAGTTGGTCACAAGTTCAAGGAGCAGTATTAGATATTGCTCGACAAATACAAGCGCATAACTGGCGCCCTGACTATATTGTAGGCATTACTAGAGGTGGTGCAATTCCTGCTATACTGCTTAGTCAGTATACAGGCATTCCCATGCGTCCCTTAGAAGTTAGTCTACGTGATGGCGGTAATTGCACCAGCGACTTAGGTATGGCCGAAGACGCAATTGGTGCTGTTCCCTTTGAAGATAGTTCTAAATGGGGAGGCGCTAAACATATCGAACGCCTTAAAAAGAAAATCCTAGTTGTAGACGATATTAACGATCAAGGATCTACAATTAACTGGATAAAGAAAGACTGGGCTAGCGGATGTTTTCCTGATGATCCTGAATGGAATCAAATATGGGGAGACAATGTTCGCTTTGCAGTCTTAACACATAACTTTGGTAGCCAGTTTAAAGATCCAGACTACTTTGTTTGGAACGTAGACAAGCGACATGAAGATTGTTGGTTAGTTTATCCTTGGGAAGATTTTTGGTTATGACAGACTTAGAAAGGGCACTAGATGAACGCAGAGCACCATGGACTAGTATCGAATACAGAACAAAAGACTATTGGGTCTTCAAAGACGCCTACCCAGTTACGGAAGGACATTTGCTTTTTGTGCCAACCTATGAGCGTTTTGTCAACATTGTCGAATGTTTCAAAGGAGCATACAAGTTCGGATACGACGGCATCCAGTTCGAACGTTGGGACGCTTTTAACGTCGGACAAAACTGTGGCGAAGTTGCTGGCCAAACAGTGATGTATCCTCATATACATATGATCCCTAGAAGAAAGGGTGATATGGAAGATCCTCGTGGCGGAGTTCGTCACGTAATACCAGAAAAAGGAAATTATAAAAATGCAAGTAAGAGTACCTGAAGAAGGAAAGAAAATTGGAACCTGTGGTTGTGGTCGTAGTCCTACCGGAGATTGTATTGGATGGCACGGCTTAAACGAAGAACAATTAAAGGAAGCACAACGTAAGTGGGAGTTGGCGCAATATCAAAAAGAAGCACAGGAACTTTGGAATGATAGTTGCACCAGTGGACGAGCAGAATAACATTTACGTCCATTGGGACGGACAGTCGGGATTCTGGTGGAATGAAACCTGTGCTATGGTTTTAGAAGTATTTGGACTGCCGGGGCAACGATATACTAGTCACCCAGAGTACGACTGTATGACATTTAAATTTAAATCAAAAAAGGATGCTGACCTATGTCGGATACTACTGTCGGAAAGACTACAGCCGCATTTACACTAATAGCGGCTGTGCTCATTCTTGTGTTTACCGATTACGGAAGTCAAACTCGTGTATATGACTGCGGCATGGCAGAATGGCATCCAGATATTCCTACCAAAATTAAGGAAGAATGTCGCAGATTACGCTACGAAGAGTGGAATAAACAGCAACAGATTGATAAGAAAAGTGTCCACACATAGTTGACAAAAACCTAAATAAACTATATTATATTACATAGACATCCTCGTCTATAACTCGGAGAAATAATGTCAGAAAAAAACTTAGCACAAGCAATTCGCGAAAAGATGACCCTAGACGGAAAAAGATTCTGGGCAGGCGATAACATCAGCGAATACATTGAATCTGATCTAGTCAAAGAACAACTAATCAAAGAAGCAACTGAGGCATTTGAAAGTGTATTAGACAAACTTCTTATTGATAGAGAAACAGATCCTAACTCGCACGGTACAGCGAAACGATTAGCAAAAATGTACTTTAATGAAATAATGGCAGGAAGATATGAACCAGCACCAGATGCTACGGCTTTCCCTAACGATTCCGAAGACCGTTATGAAGGTATGCTTGTGGTTCGTAGCGAGTTGCGTTCTATGTGTAGTCATCATCATCAGCCTGTTAGCGGCGTGGCCTACATCGGAATCATTGCCGCACAAAAACTCATCGGGCTGTCGAAATATACACGTATTGCCCAATGGTGTGCTCGTCGAGGCACCTTACAAGAAGAGTTGTGTAACGACATAGCCAGAGAAATCGAACGTGCCACAGGCGCAAAAGATATTGGCGTATACATTCAAGCCGTTCATGGATGCTGTGAAAATCGTGGCATTATGGCACATAGTTCCTTAACTCAAACAACTGTACTTAAAGGTGCGTTCAAAGACGACGCTGGTACAAAGAAAGAGTTTTTTGATAACATTAAACTACAACAGGAGTTTGCACCAAGATGAATTCAGTAGACATGGCGAACGATTTAATTAATAGAGCAAAAAATCTACAAAAATATGTTGTAGAAACAGATGTTCCAGAAGAGTTTCGATTTAACGGAACTATTCCATTCGACATACAAATCAAAGATAACATCATTAGTGCAGAAGTCTACGGCGTTGATTTTAACGAAGCAGTAAACACTTTTGATAAATGGTTGGAGACATGCAAATGAATTTTGTCGATAAATGGTTGTATGGTAAAGTCCGCGATATGTGGGACAACAAACACAAGTATGACGAAATGCTCGCGGAGCGTGATTATAAAGATAGGGTGGCACAAAAAATGAGTGGATTAAGTATAGGTACAGCGATGGTGGAGCGTGGCCGCCCTGAAGGCGAAGGACGCATTACTTTTGAATTAAGTACCGCAGTGGGTGGTAAGATTCTCAATGTACGTCATTATGATGACCGCAAGGACAGACACGAAAGTCAAACTTATGTTATCCCCAACGGAGAAGATATTGGCGAACGTGTTGCAAAGATTATTAATTTGGAAATGTTCAAACAATGAAGTCCGAGCAACCAGCAGAAGGAATTTTAAAACGTGGGGACTACGGCGACAGCAAGTGGTATCAGGTCGTCTGTGGTTGCGGACAAGAGTATCACGATCATAACTTCGAAGTAGAAGCCAGCGAAACTGGTGTAGATGTTAATCTACACGTCACAGTTAAAAGCGACTACTGGGGAGAAGTTGTTGAAAAACACTACGACATCGATGATGTCTGGCATCAAGAGTTTGATTGGTTCTGGAAGGATTTGATTAATAACTTTGTTCGTAAAGTTAAAGTAACTTGGGAAGTATGGACTACCGGTGCAGTAACAGCACAAACTACAATTACTATGACCGAACAACAAGCCCTTAACTACGCAGAAACTTTAAAAAGTGCTATACAAGATGTCAAGCATTTTAAAGACGAGCGTAAGTGGAAGGCAGATTTACAAAATAGAATTGCTAAAAAATTAGCAGAGGAAAACGACTGTGTCTAAAATTAAAATTGCAGAATTGTTTTATTCAATTCAAGGCGAAGGACGTTACATGGGTGTACCGTCCGTATTCTTACGAACATTTGGCTGTAACTTCAAATGTTCTGGCTTTGGTATGCCTAAAGGCGAACTAAGTGCAGAAGTTGAATCTATCGCACAAAGAGTTCAGGAGTTTAAAAAGTATGAAGAACTTCCTTTGGTTTCTACAGGTTGTGATAGTTATGCTAGTTGGGATCCTCGCTTTAAGGATCTTAGTCCAATGCTCACTTCTGACGCCATCGCAGACAGGATCTCAGAGATTTTACCCTTCAACGAATGGCGAGACGAACACTTGGTCATCACAGGAGGGGAACCTTTGCTTGGATGGCAACGGGCGTACCCAGATTTGCTCAACCACTCAAAAATGAAATCTTTAAAAGAGATTACATTTGAAACAAATGGTACTCAAGAATTAACTAACGAATTTAAAGAATTTTTAATCAACTGGCAAATGCCAGAATTAGATTACACTAAGCAAGTAACATTTAGTGTTAGTGCTAAATTGAGTTGCAGTGGCGAAAGTAGAGAAGAGGCTATTAAGCCCGATGTAATTAATCAGTATCAAGAAGTAGGATACACATATCTTAAATTTGTTGTTGCTACAGAAGAAGATGCAGAAGAAGCAATTGAAACTGCGGACATTTATAGAGAAAACGGATTTACTGGTCCTATATACTTAATGCCGGTGGGCGGTGTTGAAAGTGTATACTCTTTGAATAACAGGCGTGTAGCAGAACTAGCAATGAAGAATGGATTGCGCTATAGCGATAGACTGCAAGTGCCATTATTTAAAAATGAGTGGGGAACATAATGAAAGCATGGTTTAAGAAAATTTTTGGCATTGACGAGCTACAACAAACAAAAGAACAACTTGTAGTCGAAACAGCATTGGCTATGGCCAGAGCAGAAGCAGCCAAAAAAGAAGAAGAGTTGGCTAAGATGACTCCAAAGGAACGTGCCACAGCCAAAGGAGAACCCTGGGTTGCTGTACTGGAGACACACATTAACAAAGATAACTTAAAAAATGGTTTCTTCGAGATTGACTGGAACGATGCTTTTGTAGTACAATTAAAGCAAGAAGGTTACGGTTTTGACGGGGATCCAGATGAAGAGATTGTGGATCGCTGGTTTAGAGAACTGTGCAAAAACGTGGCCAGCGAAGAGGGCATCGATATGACAGATAGAGGTGCTGGGTTTATTAATGTTAAAAAGATTGCCGAAGGCAAGTCTGAGGTTTCATGACATATATTTTAGTAGATACTGCTAACACATTCTTTCGTGCTAGACACGTAATTAAAGGCGATGCCGATATTAAACTTGGCATGGCGTTCCACATCACACTAAACAGTATCAAAAAAGCGTGGCAAGATTTTGGTGGTAGTCACGTTGTGTTCTGCCTCGAAGGTCGTTCGTGGCGCAAAGACTACTATGCTCCTTATAAGCGTAATCGTAGCGATGCTCGTGCGGCACTAACTGTCAAAGAACAAGAAGAGGATCAACTGTTCTGGGAAAGTTTTGACAAGTTTAAAGAATTCATTATTGAAAAAACTAATTGTACTGTACTACAGCACGGCGAGTTAGAAGCAGACGATTTAATTGCAGGCTGGATACAAAGCCATCCCGAAGCCAAACACGTGATCATTTCGACAGACAGCGATTTTGTACAGTTAATCGCACCAAACGTAAGTCAGTATAATGGTGTCCAAGAGCATCATATCACGCACGAAGGTATCTTTGACAAGAAAGGTAAACTTGTTATAGATAACAAAACTAAAGAACCTAAAGCAATTCCTGATCCAAAATGGTTGTTGTTTGAGAAATGTATTCGTGGCGATAGTAGTGATAACGTCTTTAGTGCATATCCTAAGGTGCGTGTAAACAAACTACAAGAAGCATTTAAAGATAGAGAAGCACAGGGATTCGCGTGGAACAATCTCATGCTTCAGCGTTGGGTTGACCATAACGGTACCGAACACAGAGTTAAAGACGATTACGAGCGTAATAGACAATTAATCGATTTGGCCGCACAGCCCGAAGATATTAAAGAAAAAATCTTTGGAACTATTAAAGATAATATTGACAAAGAAAAGAATGTAAGCCAAGTAGGTATACGCCTTCTTAAGTTCTGCCAATTATACGACCTTAAGAAGATTTCAGATCAAGCACAACAGTATGCCGAGCCACTTAATGCGAGATATCATAAATGAACATTTGCCAGTACGAAGATACTTGTGAAAACAAAACAGAAAATTGTTGGAGACCCAATATGACAGAGATACATGCCAAACCCGTAGTCGATGGTAAGTTTTGGATAGTAGAAGAAAATGGCAACAAAGTAGGTGTATTAAAAATTACTGAGCAAAAGAAATATATTTTCAGTTCTAAGAATGCCATTACCACGTTCGATACAAAAAAGAAAATTGTAGAACAGTTTGGTCCGGAGTTCTTTATAAAGAAAACTACGGAAAAGAAAATTAAGTCTGAAGAAGATTTGGAAGTGCATGGTTATCCTACTAGTACACTTCCATATAATCCGTTGTTCGATGTTAAACGTCATTTGCCACTGTTTACAAAGAGTAATAAATCTAAAAGTGTTTACTGTGCCGGCTACTACATTATTAAATTTGATAAAGGCTGGGTACGTAGTTTCTGTCCTAAACTAATTACTATTGAACGTTATCCTTATGAAGGTCCGTTTAAAACAGAAATAGAAATGAAACACAGGTTATCAAATGCAAGAAAATAAAATTAATACTGCTGTAATACAACAGGTTCTTCAAACTATCAAAGGTGCCGACCTAGGTAACCAAAGAGAAGTTAGGATAGATATGGCTACTGCTAAAAACCTTGCCTATACGCTGGGCATGGTTATGACTAGACTAGCAGGTAACTATGAAGGCTTAATACAGGAATCACGCAAAGACGACACCGTAGTTAAGGTCGAAATGGACGGAGGTAGTTGGGACCAAAAGATGTAATTTTTGGATAAATATATACGTATATTATTGAGGAACGTATATATGAGTCGCCCAAAGCCAACAGTTGTATTGGAAAAAATTAACAAGAAGACATTTAAAAGTGATCAAATTTTAGAAGCCGAGGCAATTTGGGCGGTATTCTATCAGGGCAAACCTTTTAACTTAAAAAGTCAAAATAGTCTAGGCGGTTATCCAGGAAGCAAATATAAAAAAGTTAGTTTTAGCAATCCTGGCCATGCACACAATTTGGCAAAGAAACTCAATACACTTTTCAATTCAACTGACTTTGCAGTATATAAACTAACCACCGGCGAAGAACTTAAATGAACACCAAGCAGGCCTATACTAAGATTTTTATTAGAGAATCTGGTGAGGTTTTGAGCGAAGAAAATCTTAAAATTAAAACAA